AAGTTGATACGAATTGGGGGGGATCGAATTGATTAGGCCTAAGCACGACGTTTCATAGTTTTACGTTTCATAGTTTTACGTTTACTAAGCCGCCGACCTCCACTACGCGGTGCAGGTGAACTCGATCTCGAACGCGATCTCGAGCGTCGACTTATGTTGGAACGGCGGGAAGGGTGGGTGCGCGCATCATGTTCCGGCTGGGGAATGATGGCCCGACGCTCCGCAGTCGTAGTCGGAAACGACAATTGTAGGTTCTGCGCACCGGCAATGAGTGATTGCCCTGGAAGATTGTATTCCATTTGCGTTTGGCCCGCTCTTGCGTCGCCGAGCCGGTTGGCAATGGTGTTGGCGATACTTTCGATAATATTTTTTTGAATATAAATCGTCGCGACCGGCGCCGCGATATAAACCGCTACTGTTGCCAGAGCAAAACTTTCGCCATTGGTGAAAGCGCGTATTAATAAATCGATAAAAGAGGTGTAAACATTACAAAAAGGGTGACGCGTGCCAAAGCCTAATGAACCGGTGATTCGATTTGCAAGTCCGTTACAGGTCCCACGAGTAACTTGATTAATCCCCACCATTAAGGAGTCACTGCCTTCGTATACACCAAATGAAATAAGGGCCGCGTAGATGAAATATATACCCATCAATATATATTTACGTAATTCGGCTTGACTAAATCCACCGGTTTGTAAGCTTGTTCTTCTTGATCCTGTTTTTTTACCCATGGTTTTTTTACCCATGGTTTTTTTACCCATGGTTTTTTTAGTGTTCATTGATTTCATGCTTGTCTTTGCCCCCTTCTCCTTTAATAGGTCCATTATTTCAATTAAAGTATTGGCATCTTTATCACTAAAGTTTTTAAAAAAATCGACAAATTCTTTATTACTTTGGAGTATTTTAACGAACACGTCATTTCGATCGTCCATGTTCTGATCGATCTTAACCTCTAATATATTTTTTTTAGCCGACATTATACAATATAAAAATATAAAAAATAATATTTTTATATGGGGGTGGGTAGTTTGCTGGCATAGACTTTTTGCCGCAGTTCTAAATAATATTGAAACCGAATGGGCTCCAGTTCATTTTCAAATACTTTACAATTACCTGTGGCAATGACCTCGACCTTCTTTTTCGTGACGGATGAGCTGGGGGTTGTTTGTTTGATGGTATTGAAAATCTTAATCGTCGGCCATTTTAATAACACTTTTTCAAAAATAAAAATAACTTCTTCGCCCGTAATATCACGTTTATCCGTGCGTTTCTTTACGCGCCGCTCACGTTTGGCGGTGAGGTAGTGTTGTTTGTGGATATTTATTTCTTTCTCAACATTTTCCATTTATAGTATGGTAGGGGCTGTTTTTATGTGTTTTTCGGAAAACCCCTTAATTAATGTTTCATAATAGTGATATTTTTCAGGATCAAGTTCACTTTTATAGAAAGGCAATTTATTTTGTTGTAAATTGCGTTTAATATTCTTGATAATATCGGGTGTTAAATCATTTTTTCTGCCGTCTTTTAACCTTTGCGCGTCTAATAGTTCTAATATTTTCCCGGGTTTTTCACCAGCCACGGATTTATCCACAACTATCAACATTTCGGGTAAAGTTATTTTTCGACGCCGAATATTGATCTCTTCTTGTGAGAGATCGGGTCTTTCTTCGCGTTCTTCGGTGCGACAAACCAGTTTACCGGTTTTAATATTACTTACAATGTGTCGTGCCAATGAAAGTATTGCTTCAATCTCCATATTTTTTTTGCCTGCGTTTATAAGCTCACGCACTTTTAATATTGTTTCATCACTAACACCGTTCTTCGCATCACGAATGCCAATAGACATTTTCTTTTTGGTTTCGTCTGATTTCGGTTTGCCAAAATTATGATTGCCTGCACCTTTCATTTGCTCTGATTTTTCCTTGTAGACTTCTTTGCGGTGTAGTTCACGGCAAACCGCATCCTTTATTGTTCTAAGGCGCATCGTTTCATTAAAGGCTTCTTTGCCGGTATCATTACAATTGGTCTTGTCAAAACATTCGATTTTGTGCTTTTCTTCATTACAAATTTTGTACATGGCTTTTTTAATGTCGATCGAATCGGTCGTGAGATAAGTTTCAAATGCGATCGCTTGATTATATTTTACGATAAGGCCGGATTTCACGAGCGCGATAAATTTCAGGCAGTCGGTTTTGTTGTAAATAACATATTCATCTCTATATACATTTCCATATCCGAGAAATTTTTTGATTTTTTCAAGAACAATAGGGTGATTTTTTTGTGAGATAGATATATAAAATTTATTTATCTTTATTTTATGAATATACAGGCAACCCTCCGCATCAAATAACCCTTGTATATATTCATTACTCATTCGCACCAAATAAGATTCATCCATAATTTTGTTTTCGTTATACGTTTTACATTGTTGATACAATGCTTCTTTGGCTTCAATCACATTGGGAATATCGGCCAGTTTATAAAATTCATTAAGGCATTCAATTTGTGGTTGTTTGATGACGAACGCATGTCTAATGTAGTCCAATAACAATTTATATTCATTGCTGCGTAGCATTAAATTGTATTGGTTTCTTCGATTGTGTTTATGGTAAAACTCGCCAGTATCATCCAGCACATCTTCCACTTTATTATTCCGGTTGATAGATGTCGTGATGCTCCCACCAAAGTGATACCGGATCACTTGTAAAACATTGGAACGACATTGGGTTATTGTTATACCCGATTGATAACCATTCGCTATTTTTCGGATGAAAATACATCCATCGCCGTCGATTAATCCGGCTATGTAAGCAGGATGCGGAGGCATCGATTTGAAACGAGCCATTTGAATCAAATTATCACTGTTCATTCCTTGCATATTGTATTATAGTCTATAAGGTTTAGGTCCTTTCAATTTTTTATTCATATTATAAAATTATAGTATGAATTTTTGAAATAAAATATATTTTTTTGACACGATACGCCGTCTCAATTACTATACGCTAACCCGCCCCGGGCTACGCATAGCTACCTCAGATTTTGATCTGAAGCATGGACTATCCCTTAAGTTATCACCGAGAGTTGCTAACTCCCTCAAACCCACTCCATTATAGTCTCTGAACCTTCTCCGTATGCTAGCATTAGCGCACTTAGGAGCTTGGCTGCAGATTATCCAATCCTTTTCGTTATTACTATGCCCGAGGTCATTACCCTGGGTATTCCGGATGCTTTCGCAAGAGGAAGTAGTAGAAAAGGCTCTAAGGATGTTCCCGCAATTTAGAAATGTTGCCTCATTCATTAGTCAGAATGAGACTAGCTGGTTACATAATGTGTTCATATGATTCTGAACACATATTTGCTTTACACTGTTTACCCGATTTAGTAAGCAAATAACTAAATTGGCAGCCAACTGTTGGGCACAAGCTGAAAAAATGCCCGACATGACGCGTAATACGTTGTAATTCACCGCGTAGACGCGGACCTTCGCCGTGTTGGTTCCTTGGACGGTCGCATTGGACAACACCAACTGCAAGGTGGCGTTATCAATGCGCGAGAAGTTGCACGATCCCGAAGGCTGGTGCTCTTCCGGTCGAAGGGCGAAGGAGTAGACGTTGATACCCTCATCAGGGTTTCGGGTGTGGTGCTGGTAGGGCTGCACGAGGGAGAAATAAGACCCTTCACGCTCAGAGAAACGATCTTGACCGTTAAGCTGGAGCTTCGCCGTGACGACGGGGTTCTGACCCCAGCAGTGGAGGTCGAGGGAGGTCTCCGTGAGGACGAAGGTTCCGGCATCCGAGACACCCGAGGTTCCAGGACCGACGGCGGAGGGAGCAAACATTTCGTAATCCCCACCAGCCCCACCTTGCGACCAGACTCCACCTGCGGTAACATCAACGGACCCGGGGTCAAAAAAGAGACCCGAGCCATTAATGAAATCACCCGCAACTTCAGCTCGGCCACCGAACGCCATGATGGAGTTGGGGAGAGCGTCGATCCCGTCAGTGTAGTTGAAGGGCTGGGCGCCGAGAGCATAGTAGAGCGTGGTGCCGGAAGTGAGGGACGAGCAGTAGTCAACATTGGCATCGGGCTGGACGACGAAGACCAACTCTTTGCAGGGATGGTTGAAGTTCAGCTTGATCTTGTTAGAAGACGACCCGACGGATTCATCACCCGTAAATTGGAGCTGTTCAATGAGGTATTCATGGGGGTTCTGTGCCATACGGCGGCGCTCGTCCGTGTCCAAGAAGACGTAGTCAACATAGAGGGAGGCGGCGACGAGGGACTGGTTGTAGGCAGCGGTCACACGCTTGCTGGTGGCGGCACCCTCTACAGCGACCAGGGAGCTGACGGCCCACAAGCACTCATCAATGGGGCGAATATCCAAGTTGATCTTGACTTCGTGGTATTGAAGGGCGATCAGGGGGAGCGCCAAACCGGGGTTGCGGCAATACCAGAACTGAAAAGGCACGTAGAGCGTGGTTTCAGGGAGGGCATTACGGGGCTCGCACACCTGGGTAGGGGCGGTGGAAGAACAGGGCCCATCAACACCCGAGAAAGAGGGATCCGTGATGAAGGTGAGCTGGGTGGTGTTACCAATCATCTTGAAATACCCGCGCTCCTGTTCCTTGGACAGGGTGAGCTGATTCCACAAGTGCATCCAGTCACCATACTGGCGATCAATGCGTTGACCTCCAATTTCGACTTCAACCTGGGAGATCATCTGCTCACCAGGGAAATCAAGCCAACGAGCCCAGACA